ATCTCCTAAGTTTCTACCGGTACAAAAAAGAGTTTGAATACCTCTTACTCCCCCTGTAGGTTCTCCTCCTGCGGGTATTCTTGGATAAGTGGTACCGAAGTTAGTATACGAGCTAGGCCCCCTAGAAACTCTCCACCTTTGGTCGATCTGTACTAATAGCCATATCTCCTTCTCTTCACCTGTCGCGTTTAAATTAATATCAGTAGTATCTCCCGATGATATACTAACTGCATTAGCAATCGTGATTTCTTCGTATTCCACATTACTCCCAGTTACCTGAGTATCTATAGGGCTGTCAAATCGCTCAATTAAAGACTGCTGCTTATCAATTATTTCATTCTGTTTGTCAATTTGAGTTAATAATTTCTCATTCATCTTCTGCCATTCCTGGTACATCTGACCAGTGGTTATTCTGTTTGACATATTAAATCTCCTTTCTAAATCCATCTAAACCTCGGATTAATTTCTAAACTAGATATATCTCCATGAAAACGCATCTCATTACTTCCGTGTTCCAATACAGGAAAATCACCAATCATGTGATTATTTAGATTGGTGAGTATGCCGTTATCATCCCGATATGCATTCATCAATTCAGAATCGATGATAATACTCCCGTTAATGTCCTGTATCACTATTTCTTGGTCGTTAATATAAAAAGCACCACTCCCCGATACCTCGGCTGTGATGATTGGTTGTGACTCATAGCCTAGGTTATAGATTGTGGTGTTTGATGTGATTGACTGGGTAGCATCTTCTGTTTCGTATTGGAATGGATCGAGAGTAAAATTAACGGTAAACTCACCAAATTCATGAATCAGATTTTCCGCTGTATCAATACGCACGCTTTTTACTCGATAATAAACTTCATCGTCATCATCGAATACCAAAGTCTTTGCGTATAATAAATACATTTTGCGCCTACGAAATATCTTTTTGAAATTAAATCCGTGTATGGTGAAATGGACTGGAAGAATAATATCTTTATATCCTTCTTTTTTGGTCAGCGAACCATGCCGACCTTTTACCTCAATATATTGTACTTCATGTTCAGGTGTAGGCACTTGGATTCTTCCTTTTGGTTTAATCATCCATTCATCTGCATAAGTGCCATTTATTTTTAATTTAGAAGCCCTCATTTAACCACCCCAAGCCGCTTGTCTTCTGTCACCAATATTATTCAATCCCTCGTCCACTTTTCTATTCAACTTATACAAATCTAAGTCTTTGCCTAATAGTCTTGTTAATAATTCATTAGATGTTTTTAATTCGTTATTTTGTTCTGCGAGAAGGACAACCATTTCAGAACTTTCATAGGTTTGGTTATTCAATCCATTCACAATCCGATTCGTTTCTGCACCCATATTTGTTCCAGTTGCATAAGTCGGAAGATTGTTAAACGCTCCCAACAATCGTTTAGAATCATCGTGAGTGAACACTTGATAACCTCTAGGACGTTCATATAGACCTGCATTTAGTATCTCCCACGTGTTGCCTAATCTTCCTAGTTCCCAACCTTTTTCACCAGCAACGAAAGGTCCGCCTGGGTGACTATCCTTCCCGCTTGCGTATGCTGGTATTGGAGCACCCGAACCTCTTACATTTAAATCGATAAAACGACTAAGAGGGCTTGATAACTGTCGATTCAAGTAATCTATTGAAGGTCTGGTTTCGATTTCTACTTGCTTATTATAAACCGTTTCACCCGCAAGCCTGTTTATCTCTTCTAATTCATTTTGTGCATCTATCAAACGCTGTCTCTGATCTTGTAGTTTTCGATTTTGTTCTTCATAACCTTCTACACCTGCAGCGGTTTTTGCGTTTACTTTATCTAATTCCTCCTGCTCTTGTTCTATTTTACGAATCTCTTCATCAAGAAGATCTAAACCGTCTCCTCTTTCGCTATTTAACCCAACTGACTTAAGAATTAATTGTTCATAATCGCCAATCATGTTGTCGATTTCTTCAAGTTCTTCTCGAGTGGTATCTAAGCTGTTATTCTTTTCTTCAAGGTTATCTAAAAGTCGGTCGTACACTCTATCGAGTTCTTCTTTTTCGTATCCGATAGCTTCCACAATTGCATCTTGTTCAGCTTTTTCTAACTCTAAAATATAAAGACTAGCCTTCGCGGTTTCTAATGCATCACCATCAAGGTGTTCCATTTCGTTCTTTTTATCTAATATTTTTTGATTAATTTCATCTTGCTTTCTTTCCTCAATTTCTAACTCGCCCATTAAAGAAAGGCGGTCATGTTGAGTCTGGTTAATTTCATCTCTTGTTTCTTTTATCTCTTCTTCTAAAGTTATCTGGTTTTCTAACAATTGATTTTCGTTTTCTAACGCTTTTTCTAATTCTCGTTGTGCATCAAGAAGAAGACCTTCTACCTTCTCTTCGTTCAACTCTCTTAATACGTCTAGGTTATCAATATACGCATTACCTTGGTCAGATACAGCGCTTGTAACGTTAGGGGTTTCTTCAACAATTTGTTCGTTCAATCGTAAGAACTCTTCCATCTCGTCATTTGTAAACCCTGATTTTTCAAGTAGTTCTGCTTGTTCATCTTTAAGCCTTTCAATTGCTTTTTCGCTGTCTGCTTTTTCAAGTTCGTCCATGATATCCATGTAACGTAACATTTCATCAGATGTTAATTGATTTTGACGGTGCAGTTCGGAAAATCTCTCTTCCAAATCTTCAATAGCTGTGATTTCTTCTTCTACACTATTTATTAATTCATAATTAATATCGTGCAGATTTTCAGTGTCACGGGTTAGAAAGTAAATACCACCAGCAAGCGCTGCCACTCCAGCAACCGCCAAACCGACTGGTCCAGCCATCCCTAAACCTGAAACAGCCCCGAGCAAACCAGCGCCTTTTCCAGCCGCGCCTGCAACTCCAAGCATACCTACAAGCCTTCCGCCTACTCGCAAGAATCCGCCAGCTACAGTTGTTAAGTTACCTAAGACGAGTGCTGCAGGACCGACCGCAGCTACTAGCCCACCCATTTTTATAATATTCTCTTGCGTTTCCTCGTCTAATTCTCCAAACTTACGAACGACTTCAGTACCTTTTTCGACTATATCCGTAAAAGCAGGGATGAGATGTTCTGCTATTGCGATTCCAGCACCCTCTAATGCGGATCTAAATTCAACCATTGAACCTTTTGCGTTATCTTGCATTGTGGATGCTATATCACTTGCAGCACCATCTGCATTCTCTAGTTCATTAGTATAATCTGATAGTTCATCAGAACCGGTTTCTATTAAAGCTGTCCAACCAGCTACAGATTCTGCACCAAACAGAGTAGAAAGAGCTGCTGCCCTTGTTTTATCATCCATGCCTTCTAAACCTGTTTCCAGTTCTCTTACAACTTCATCTAAACCTTTCATGCTTCCGTCAGCATCAAATGCATTGATTCCTAATTCCTCAATTAAGTCTGCCGCTGCACCTGTTGGGTCAGTAAGGCGAAGTAAACCTTGACGTAATTGTCTACCTGCCTGTTCCCCTTGAATACCAGCGTCCGACATGAGTCCGACTGCAGCAGTCATATCTTCAATTTCAAGACCTAGTGATGCAGCGACCGGAGCAACATACTGCATTGCGCCCCCAAGTTGTTCAACATTTGTGTTAGCACTAGAAGCACCTTTCGCAAGTACATCTGCCACACGACCTGCCTCATCCGCTTCCATGCCAAAGGCAGAAAGGATATTCGATGTAATGTCGGCTGTTCTTCCTAAATCCATTCCCGAAGATGCAGCCAAATCAAGAAGACCCGGCATTGAATCCATAATCTCATTTACTTCAAATCCAGCCATCGCAAGGAAGCCCATCGCATCTGCGCTTTCTGTAGCCGAAAAGCGTGTTGTCTCACCGAATTCCCTAGCTTGTTCCTCCAAGGCTTCCATATCATCGCCTGTAGCACCAGATAAGGCTTGAACACGACTCATACCTTCTTCAAAGTCCATGCCTACCTTTAACGCTGCCGCACCAACTCCAAGTATAGGTGTGGTAACTCTCATTGTTGCTGTTCGTCCAAAATCAGACATGCCACGACCTACAGTTTGCATTTTAGTTCCTGCTGTTTCCATTTGGTCGCCTAGTCTAGTCCAAGGGCTTTCCATACGACGAATTTCTTCATTGACTCGTTCTAATTGCCCTTCCATGCGATTCATTTCTGAAACGGCGTTATTATATTGGGTAGCAAGGTTTCTGGTTTGTCTGTGGTCTTTTCCTTTAACATCTACTGATTCTTGATATCGTCTGTTTAGCTCCCTTACACGCTCTTGTTGCGTTCGGTATTGCCTGGAAAGAACGTCTGATTGTTGTCTTAGCCCCTTTAAGCTATTCGAGTAATCTCTTCCCTGAGATGTGATTGTTCGCATTTCCGAACGTAACCCACGCATGTCATCCCTGAATCTTGTTAAGGATTGTGTAGCACCTTCATCTTCGAATGATAGTCTCGTTCTTAATTGCCCTACATCTCTCGTTGCCAAATAATTTCACCTGCCTTTACTACCAAACTTGATCTATATAAACTTTTTGTTCTTTTTTGTTGTCGTTTTCAAGAATTTCCTCAAAAAAGCCAAAGTCCATTTTGTCAATTTCTGACATTGTGAACTTTGGCGCATGTGGATTTTCTGGAAACATCATATTTTTGTATAAACGAATAAGGGAAGTGTACGCTTCTTCAAACGTCACTTCCCCTCCTTGTTTCCCTCATCATCTTTTTTAGGCTTTTTATTAAAGAAAGCCTCTTGTAACTTCCCGTAAATGTATTCACTATCTGCCCCGTTATAGACATCATCAATAGTGAACTGTCCTTCAAATATGATGTTGGCTAAAATACCAACCATTTCATCTTCTTCTTTTAACTGTTCTTCATACGATGGAATATAATCTTTATCTTCCTTTAGTTTCTTTTCATGTTTTGCCATAAACTCCCAATACTTACGCTTAGCAAGCATAGGAATGAACGGTGCTGTAAATATTTTATTATCTCCATCAATTCTTAGTTCTATCTGCATTTTTTACCATCCTTTACGCTTCTGGTGTTGGTTCTGGTTCAGGCACTTCATTGAAGAAGTTATCAATCACTGTTTGGTCAACGTCTGGGTCATCTTCTTCATATTTTTTCTTTTCCCATCCATCAGATAAGCGAGGGATAGCGCGCCCTTCAAGTGTCGGTGTAGAGAATGTAGGTGTTTCTTGTTTCGTCTCTAAGGATTCCTCGGAAGGGTTGAATTTGACTTTATAAATTACATCATAACGATATGATCCGTTCGCTTTTTCTGCACGATAAAGCAGAGCAACATCTGCAGGTCTATCACTCGCTCCCTCTAATACACCACCATCTTCCGCTACAGTTGCTCCTAATACGTCAACTTGTGCATCTTTTGTGAGTTCTGTTAATCCCACAGATACGGTAGTAGTACCTTTTGAACTTGCTGTAGCTACCACTCTATCGTCTCCACGCAAATCAGAGTTGTTATAAGTTGGTGTGTAAGTTAATGTCATTGCCGGAGCAAACTTTTTAGGTGTATCATATACCGTTCCTGATTCATCGTCGCTTGTGATTACTGCATAGTAAATATCTTTTAAACCAATTGTAGCCATTTAAATCTCTCCTTTAGTTGTGTTCGGGTTTAGATACATAGCTAAACCGCATTATTTTTCTGTACTTCCTCATATCTTCATCATAGGTTTCTGATTCGAACATTCGACCGAATCCCACTTCTTTCATTAGTCGTTTCATTTCTGTGGCAACTTCAAAGAAACGAACCCCTTTGCTAGGGGAAGCAAATACATCAAACTGAAAGAAATGCCTAGTAAATTGTTCTTCATCATCCGCATTATAGAATGAGGATTGGTCATACTCATTAAATGCAATATAAATATCTGCTGTCTGGTTATAGTTCATATATCCGACTGGTACATTTAAAGGGGATAGTGTACGTATAATGAAGGCATTCATTTCTAATCCATTCACATTCCTAGCCCCCTTCTGAATACCCTTGCGTAAGTGTCTAAAATTCCGTTAACACTCCTGTTATAAGCAATAGAAGCGAACGGTTTAGGTGCAATAAATCTTTTCGCCCACACGTTATAGAATCCAAACTCTTGCATATAGAGATAATACCCTGGTTGTTTAGCACCACCTCTTGTGCCCACGAATAACTCGCCATTTTCAGGATTTGTCCGTGTGAGTGATTCAGGTGATTGTCCACTTCTTGGGGTCAAGACGTTATAAACTTCACTTTGCATGTTTTTAAGGAGCAAGTCTCCACCTTCAATAAGTGCTTCGTCTTTCAGTTTTTCTGTCATTCCCTCAATTCGGTCAATTTCCCTGATTAAATCGTCCATTCCCTCAAACTCAATTTGCATGGTCATCATCCCTACGTTTGCAAATTAATTCTATAAACTCGTTCTTTTCATACGTTCTTTCAATCTCGAAAAAGTCTGCATCCTTATCATCTGAAAGATATAACCTTTCCTCACCATCGTAATCAATGGAGCGAATTTCATAGGTAAAAACCAAATCAATACCAGATTGTTTGGCTTGGTAATACTCACTGGAACGAATAGATTTTTTATTAGCGAATACTCGCTTTCTGTCTGACTCCACAGTGTCGGGAAATCCATATTCATTCGTGCCTTCTTCTAGTGCTACAAGATAAACAACATCACTCCACGGCATAGGCATTGTAATCACCACTTAAAGCTAAGTGTTGTTTTAACATCACATAGGAGTCATGGAAACGTTCCGCATTTGGGTTATCAAGACCGAAGTTAGCTTTGGCATACGTAACAATCGCTCTCTTGATTAATGGATCTGTCGTTTCCAAATCACCAAACTCTTTTATATCAATAAAAATACCTGATTGAACCAGGTCCATTAAGGCAGATTCAATCAGGTCTTGAACTTCACTGTCATAAGCATCGTTAGTGATTCGCAATGCTAGTTTCACATCTTCTAGCATATTACTCACCACTTTCTAACGCTTTAATAGCTTCCTCTTTACCTTGAATTCGTTCTCCGTTTGGTAATTCATAATAACCTCCACCAACGTGCTTAATCTTTGATTCTGGAGGTTTCTTTTGCAATTCACGGATAAACCCTTTATCAAGCAATAAATTGATTCTATCGCTGTCTTTATGCGTGTAGAAATCATCTTTTGTGTAAAGCTTTCGGTTATCCGTCTTATCCAAGAAATTATTGACTACTACATACTTTTTCATTCAATCTCCCTCCTAGTTTTATACTTCTGGAGTTGCATCGCCAGCACGTAGAATCACAAACGCTTTCGTATCAACAACATCACCATCAACGATTGCATAACCCATGTAGTCGGTTAAACGCTCACGCACATGCTCTTCTTTATACATCGTGATATCTTCATTGATGTTTGCCACATATCCAGCGTTAGGGTTACCGAATAGAATTTCTCCCGCTGGAATGGATGCATCCGGCTTAACAACTCGTCCAAAGATTCGACCGACACCACCAGCATTGACATCTGGAATGAACAGTGGACGACCATTATTATCTACAAGGTTTGCAAGCGTTCCCCAGATTGTGGAGTTGTTTGCATAGATGTTAGCACCATTCACATAAGAAGAGTGGATTCCACCCATTGCTGCGGTTAGATTCGTGTATTCTAAATCAGTGTAATCAAGGATTTGGTCTGTATCTTCTGCTTCTAAACGTGTTTTAATTCCGAATGGCTCTGGCTTGAAGTTTTCACCGCTTCCAGGCTTCCCTGCACCTTCATAAACCGCGTGAGCAAGTGCGATACCCATACGGTCAGCGATTTCACGTTGGATATAAGCCACAAACTCTTGGATTGCCATTTTACGAAGCTTCCAAGTAACTTGAACCGCCTTAGCAAGTTCGTTTCCAGTCAATTCAACTGTACCGAATCCAAGTTCGTCTGTATCAACTACATCTGGCTCTTCATACCAACGTGCTTCAGCGCTGTTATTACCTTTAATCATTGTCAGATTACCGTTTACACGTAGTTTACGAACATCAGCCCATAATGGATATTGTTCTTCTGCACGTTTCCAGATTCCAGCAGCAACAGTTTCCGGGATTAATACTTGAGTGTTGTTAGTGTCGTGAGTAAATTCATTATCAAAACGAGTATTTACCTTTTCAAAAACTTCCATTTCTTGGTCGTTAAGCTTTTGACCCATCATATCCTTCGCCCATGCATTTACATAAATATCCTGTTCGTTATCAATTTTTGGTTGTTCTGTCGTCCCCAAAACTTCCCCTCCTTGTAAATGTTCTGAATGGTTCTCCAGTGCAGCTGGTTCATCATTGCCTTTTAATGCGGCAAGATTAGCCTTAGCCTTTTTTACTTCTTCCCACTTATTATCTAATTCTTTAACCTCATTCATTTTAGCTTCTGATTCCTCAAATTTGTTTTCACCAATTAGTTCTTCTGCTTCATTCATCATTTCTTTGCGTTGAGCAAGGTATTGTTCTTTATTCATTGTTAATCAATCTCCTTTTGTAATTTCAATAAATTTAATTTAGCTTTTTTCTCCATAAAAATATCCGAATCATCCTCTTCATGAGAATTATTCGGAGTAAACTTATCTTTCATATTCATAATTGTGTTAATAACCTGTGGAGGTATCATTGTTGATGCTCCAAAACTAGCTGCAAATTGTGGTGATTCGTCAAACAGAATTTCATCCACAAATTTATTCTCTTTAGCTTGTTGAGCATTGAACCATGTCTCATCATCCATCAGGGAGAGTAATTCTTCTTCCTTCATTCCTGTTTTAATCATATAGGCGCTTGCAATAGACTTATTGTAGTTTTTTAATACATCAGCTTCATGTTGAAAGTCTCTATAATCGCCTGCACCCCTGGATGATACGTTATGGATCATAATTTGCGCTGTGGGAGAAATTTGAACTTTATTTCCAGCCATTGCGATAACAGATGCGGCACTTGCAGCAATACCAACTATTTTCACAGTGACATTGCCTGAATAAGACTTTAATTCTGTGTAAATCTCACTCCCTGCAAATACATCACCACCACCAGAGTTGATAATGACCTCCACATCATCGCCGTCTGCTCCGTCAAGCGCATCAGACACTTTGACTGGGCTTGTTGCTTCCATACCGAATAAGTCGTATATCCATTGCACATTACTTGAGATGATTGTGCCTTTAATGTTTATCTTCTTCACTCATTATCACCTCCTTTCGATTCATCTACAGGTGCCATATCTAAGCGCATGACGTATTCATCACCACCCTCAATAGGAGACATGCCAAATACCTCACGCCCATCATTTCTACTTACATACCCACGGTCAATACCGTTGTTGACAAAGTCCATCTTAGTCTTAAGTGAAGCAAACGCTAGGTTACTTGACTCGAACATGATCTTGTTTCCATGCCCTCTTTCTCTTCTTGAAAATATCTTTCTAGTAAACTCATGACTAAGCTGCACGATGTCTGGCTCGACTGTGGCTTCATAGTAAGATACCCAATCCTCTTCATTGTACGAACTGGAAACAATCTTTTCGTTCGTATTGAAGAAGTGATAAATACGTTTAGTAGTTGTCGCCATCTGCTTTTCGTTTGGCACATAGTCTTTTGGTTCGACTTGTTGCGCATCTGCTTTCGCATCGGTTGCAGCCGCTCCCGCAGATTCACTTTCAACATTCAAGAAATCATCCACAAAACGTTTCGTTTCCCTCTTAATATCCTCTGGTCGTAATGTTTGATTAAACTTCAGTAACCATTTCACGATATTAGAGTTTTTAATCGCTTTAACAATCCCTTGGTCGGTTGTCGTTACAATCTCCATCAATGGAGCAAGCGATTCTCCAGGATGTTCACCAAATAGATCATCTTCATTGTAATCTTTTCGTAGATGGATAATATCGGTATATTTAAAAGTCACTTGATTCCCGTTTCTTAACGAAAATCTTAGGTATAGCCTATTCCTGCTGTCAGTCAGTGCCTGTGTACTCGTTGAGGTGATAGGATATATCTCCATCGGCATATCGTTTACATCCCGACGAATGTAAGCGAACGCGTTATTATTTAATTCGAGTTGTGTTATCAGTTTTTCTTGCAGTTGTTGTCCTGTCATATATGGGTTTGGTTCTTCTAGCAAGAAACGGATATAAGGCTCCGGGTTTACTTTTAAACCTTCTACATTATCTCGAATATGCTTACCAACCGCTTTACCAATTGCCCTAGCTTTCGGTCGAATGGCAGAACGAACGATATCGGATTTATAAACCCGCCCATCATAACCAAAGAAACCAGCACCTTCATCAGTTATCATTTTAAAATTCGATACTTCCACTGCTCTATTCTTCTTTTTGAAACGATCAAAGAATCCTATGTCACTCACCTCCTTAAATCAAATTAATATAATCTTGGTTTTTATCCAGATAAACCACATAAGCATTAAGCATTGCTGCAGTACCATCAATACGCTTGCGTTGTGATTTACCTTTTGATGGTTGGATGTTGTCATTCCTATCTATTTCAACGCTTGTATTAGACAAGCACCATTTTGTTATTTGGTTATTATTGTAATTAATGCGGTTGCTTTCTAAATCTGCTCCCATACTCTTCATTGGACCAGATAGAGTTTTCTTTCCTTGGATAACTGGAATCATAGAATCTTTACCGAAGTTCATTTGCATATCCTCAACAAAGTATTGTGCGCTCCAGCTATCGTAACCAACCCAAGGTAAATAAATATCATATTCATTTTGTATTTCAAGGAACCAATCCACAACAAAACGATAATTAACTTTGTTACCTGGTGTGGTTTTTAATAATCCTTGTTCTTTCCAAATATCATAAGGAACATTGTCCTCTGCAGTACGTGTCTCCAATAAATCTTCAGGCAACCAATACATGTGTTTAAAATATATTTCATCGCTACCTGGAACCTGGAACAATACACAAGCAGCGGTTAAGTCTGTCGTTTGAGATAAGTCCACACCGCCTATGCCATAACGTGGTTTTAATTCATCAACGTTGAATGTTGCTCTGTTATCCAATTGTTCAAACGTGAGCCAAGCTTCACTACTTGTTTCTCTAATATTAAAATCCTTTGTCAGTAAGTTTTTCACCAACAAAGGATTCGCTTTTGCTTTATTTACTTTTCGCTCTAATTCTTCTTTATTTTTAATGGTCCCAAGTCCTGGATTCGCTTTTTCCCATGAATCGGGATCAGTCCACTCTTTACGACTATCTAATTCATAAATAATTGGCAACACATGTTCATCTTTGTAACCTTTTGGATCATCATAACCATTGATAATCCTTTCTGCTTCGTCATATTTTATATCAAAAATACCTTCTCTTACCGTCCCCGCTGTGGAGGTGATAATAGAGAGGGGTTGTTCTCTAGCAGTCATCCCATCCACAATTACATCATATAAATTCTTATCTTCAATGGCATGTAACTCATCTATAAAAGCACCATGAACGTTTAGGCCATCCAAAGTGTTAGAATCACTGGATAACGGTTTATAAGAGCCGTCGTTCGAATCAAATATTAACTCTGCAACCAACGAACGGATTCTTTTTCTTAAAACAGGTGATTTTTTCACCATTCGCTTAGATTCAGACCACACAATTTTAGCCTGGTCTTTCTTCGTTGCCACACTTACTACTTCTGGCCCCGGTTCCCCATCTGCCATAAGTAAGTAGAGAGCGACTGCCGAACCCCAAGCAGATTTCCCATTCTTTCTTGCCACAATTAAAATAAACTCTCGATATTTGCGAGTTCCATCTATCTTATGAATAAAGCCAAATAAAGCGGATGTCATGGCTTTTTGCCACAGTTCTAATATAAAAGGCTTCCCACCTAACTTCCCTTTGCTATGCTTACAAAAACGCTCGATAAACTCTATAGCATGATTCGCACGTTCTGGAGAGTATTCATATTCTGAATCTTGATTGTGTATATCA